AAGGTTATTAAGTGTCAATGAATTAATAGAAGTCCTTGAAAAATGATATAAATAGTTGTACAACTTTTCAAATATAGTAGTATTTAAACATGGCAGCTAAAAGAGCACTTTCGATAGAGGATGGTAATATTCAGCAATCATCTATTGCGGCTACACGCAATATTGATTATATTGATGTTGATCTGTCCTTAGATATTACTCCAGTAGCAGGCGACATATATAAAGTCAAAGGCGCTGCGGCCGTCAAACAAGCATTAAAAATTCTATTAATGACTAATCGTGGTGAGAAACCATTTTCGCCTTATTTCGGCGGCAACATTCAAACTTACTTATTTGAGCTCGCCGATAATTATACCGAAAGAGAAGTAGAGTTTAGTATAATAAATGCTATAAAAACATACGAACCTAGAGTAGATCAAAAAAGCTTAATTGTTAAAGCAATATCTGCTCCTGATTTAAACTCTCTTGAAATAACCGTTATTTTCAAAATAATTAATACGACTCAAACGCTTGAGTTTACAACAAACGTTAGCAGGCTAAGATAAATGACAACTACGATTAAATCTACGGCTCTAGACTTTCAGAATATTAAAAATAATCTGAAAAGTTATTTGGAGAAAACTGCAGAATTTAAAGATTATAACTTCGAAGCATCCGGACTATCTTCTATTTTAGACGTACTTGCGTACAATACACATATTAACGCATTAACTGCTAACTTTGCATTGAACGAAAGCTTTTTAAGTACTGCTCAGTTACGTAGTTCATTAATATCTTTATCTGAAGGTTTGGGATACATTCCAGATAGTAAGTCACCGTCGATGTCTCAGATCCGTATGGCTCTTAACCTTTCTGGTGTAGCAAACAGACCATCTACATTAGGCATTCCTTCTGGCTTTAAATTCAATGGCGCTGGTGATGATAAGGCATATACATTCCAAACATTAGAAGCACTTAAAGCCGAAGACGATGGCAATGGCTTTTATCAGTTTACAACATATGATGAATTGCCAGTGATTTCTATATACGAAGGTATTGCTCGTCGAAAAACATTTATTGCTGGAGATGCTTCAGAAAATACTTCATATATTATTCCAGATGCTAATATGAACATTGACGGCGCAGTTGTTCGTGTATATGAATCGGCAACGTCTACTAGCTATTCAACATATACTAATATCCTGAAAGCAATATCGATATCAAGCGATTCGACACTGTTTGTTTTAAAAGAACTCCCTAATGGTTTTTATGAATTGTCGTTTGGTAATGGCATTACTTTGGGACAGGCGCCGGCGGCTGGTGCAAAAATTACTGTTGACTATTTGAGTGTTGCTGGTTCAAGTGCAGACAATATCAATAAATTCGAACCTAAAGATAAAGTATTTGTTAATGAAAGTACTTCTAGAACTCCGACGGTAACTACAGTTGCAAAATCTAATGCGGGATCCGATAAAGAAAGTATCGAATCAATTAGAAAGAATGCTCCTTTCCAGTATGCCACACAAAATAGAATGGTTACTGCATCAGATTATTCTGCATTAGTATTAAGGAATTATTCTTCTAGAATTAAAGATATAAAATCTTGGGGCGGCGAAGAAGCATTAGAACCTGAATTTGGCACAGTATTCATGTCGATACTTTTTGCTGATAATGTTGCTGAAAATGTTAAAACAACAACAAAAAATTCCATATTGGATCTTACTGCTCAATTAGCAGTTGCTTCTTTTGGTTTAAAGTTTACTGACCCAGTACAAACATACATAGAGTCAGAAGTGTTTTTTCAGTTTAACCCTAGACTTACCACATTAACGCTGAATACAGTTCAGGCTAACGTGCGTGAAGTTATAAACAACTATTTTGTTCAGAATACAGGTAGATTTGATAGAGCATTTAGAAGATCTAATATGTTATCACTGGTTGACGATTTAAGTCCTGCCATTTTATCTTCTAGAGCCGATATTAAAATGCAACAGAGATTTACGCCAGCTCCTACGATAGAACAAAACTATAGTTTTTTATTCCCAGCGCCAATAGCAACTCCGGACGATATTAACTTTACTATTAGATCTAGTACATTTACTTACCGCGGATTTAGCTGCCAAGTTAGAAATAAACTAACTTCAAATAAGTTGCAAGTTGTAAACATTAACGATAATGTTATTCTAGTAGACAATGTTGGAAATTATGATCCACTCAGAGGTAGCGTTAATCTTGTAGGGCTAATAGTTGATTCATTGCCTAGTGGCATTGCTGATGTTAAATTGTCAGTAGTTCCAGCTAACCAAAGTGCGATAGCGCCTGTACGCAATGACATATTATTACACGATTCAACAGCCTCTTCCGCTAAAGCAGTTATAGTTACGGCAACTAACTAATATGAGCATCGAAACATTTGATCGGACTTTATTTGATATAGGTAGAAGGAATCTAAATCTTCGACAGTATAAAGTTGAAGAAGTTCTTCCTGGTTATATCATTGAAACGTATCCTAAGTTGGTGAAACTACTTAGTGAATATTATCATATCGAAAATGAAGAGTTTTCACCATCTAGATTAATTGATGAATTATTTACTACTCGCGATATTAGTCAAACCGACTTAGATCTATTAGCATATATCGAAGACGAGTTACTATTAGGTCAATCATACTTTGGTGGATTTTCAAATAAACGAGATGCTGCCAAGTATTCTAACTTATTATATCGATCAAAAGGTACTAAGTATTCTATCCAGCAATTCTTTAGAATGTTTTTTTCTATTGACCCGGATATTATATACACTAAAAAATATATTTTTAATGTCGGCGAATCATTTATTGGCGCTGAATCACAAAAATATATTACTGATGACAAGTTATACCAAACGTTTGCTTTACAAATTAAATCAGAATTGCCGTCTGAAAATTGGCGATCAATATACAAGACGTTCGTACACCCGGCCGGAATGTATTTAGGAGCAGAAGTCCAGATCGTTGGTTTTGTAGATTTGGCAATTGAAGATCAGCCTAATCCTGGCGTTTTGGATCTTCCGCCATATGAAGTATCCGGTCAAGCTGCTTTGGATATGACAGCGCATTCTCAACATACAGCAATGTTTAATATTGCGGGCATCAGCGAACCTATTACATTATTCAGAACAAATATGGGTTCTGAAATAACATATCCTGCATTTGGCGGTAATGATTTGATTGATCTACAAAATAGAACACTAAAAGAACTAGATGACAACTACTCAAGCATCGGTGAATACTTAACCCCAGATTCACCTACACTAGATGATGATGACGACGTAGGAAACATCAACGGTATGAAGATAAGCAGTACAGAACCTATTAACCAAGAAAGATTTACTTGGATTGAACCTAACGATTCAGATAGCGAAAAGTCGCTCATAGAATTGTTATAAATAGTAATAAGATTTTTTAGGTATAAAAAAACATGAGCAGACAGCAACTTAACTTGGGAACAATTGCTAACGATGGAACAGGTGATACTCTCCGTCAAGCATCCCTTAAGATAGAACAGAACTTCACCGATCTTTATACTAAGTTTGGCGATGGATTTAATCTATCTCAGAAAATGTCATTTGACAGCGATGGTATTTTATTTACTCAGCCTGGATTATCATTATATACTACAAGCTTAGTTGCATCAGTCGCTACCGCAGATCGAGTATTGACTCTTCCTGATGCAGATGGTGATTTCGTTTTAACTAATTCTGCTCAAACGTTAAACGATAAAACAATGGATGAAGTGTTGCTCATTATGCCTCGTATTAAAGACGGCAATCCATATGAGTATGTCATACTACCTTCTACGTTATCTGCTAGCGTTAATGTGACATTGCCTGCTTTATTGACGGATGATACTTTTACGTTTAATAATTTCACGCAGACACTAGTGAATAAAACATTAACTGCTCCAGTAATCACTTCTCCACGTATTAATGATTTAATCGCAGATAACACCGGAAGTACTTTAATAGAGTTTACTCCAGTTAGTTCTGCTGTTAACTTTCTTTCTGTGGATAATAGTATTCAATTATACCCTCCTAAACTTTCGGTTGATGGCACTGATACTAATATCGGTTTGGATATTGCAACAAAAGGTACTGGAGCAATTAGTTTTAAAAATAAAGTTGCGTTAGGTTCTCAGAATGTGACTGCGGCCGGCGCGGTTGATTTAAAAGTGCCACTTACTTTCTTTAACTCTGCTATTAGTATGTCTGTTACTATGGGCAACGGTACAGCAACAGGTGAAGAAAAGAAACTAATGAATATTAATAGTGGTGAAGTAAATGTTACTCCTACTAATTTAAAAAATTATTCTACAATCACAATGTCTAACAATGATGCCGTAACTCTTATTTGGACTGGTACTCAGTGGATGGTAACTAATAACGAAGGCGCGCTTCTAGCGTAATCGCAAAGGAAATTTTATAAATGTCAGCAGCAATATTAACAGATGCCTTTAAAAAACAACTATTAGAAGACGTTTTGGCAGATTTCGTCGATTCGGCTAACCACTATTTTGCTGGTATTGGCCGATCCGAAGACTGGAATGACTCGGATGTTCCGTTAATTCCACAAAACTCAGCGCGAGATGTCAGAAATACCCGTTTGGCCATACAGTCAGTAAAAAATATCACTGACATGTCATTTTGTATTCCTAGACACAATTGGACAACAGGCGCAATTTATTCTGCATTCGATGATAATGTTGTTGGTTATCCATCAAATTCATACTATGTAATGAATTCAAACCAACAAGTATATCTTTGTTTGAGACAGGGTTCTGGTAACATTAATAATGCTTCTACCGATCAGCCATCGGGTAATACTACTGGACAGCCATTTAAAACTCCGGATGGTTATGTATGGAAGTTTGTATATTCTATCGGTGCTTTAAGAGCAACTAAGTTTTTATCATCAGCATATATGCCAGTCCAGTTGGTAGTATCAACTGACTCTGATTCTCCGGCAGAAATTATTGAACAAAAAGCAATCCAGGATGCTGCTATTCCTGGACAAATTGTTGGTTATGCCATGATCGATCAGGGCCTAAACTACACTGTTGCCCCACAAGTAAAAGTTAATGGTAATGGTTCTAACGCTAAAGCAGTTGCGGTAGTGATTGGTAATCAGGTTGTCCGAGTAGATGTTAAAGAAGATTCCTCTGGTAATATCGCCGGCGATTACGCAAATAATTCTTACTACGGCCATGACTATGAGTATGCTAGTATCGAATTTATAGGCGGAACTGGCAGCGGCGCAAAAGCTCGCCCAATCTTTGCTCCTAAAGCCGGCTTTGGTGCAGATCCACGTGATGATTTTAAATCTAGCGCTGTAATGTTTAACACTAAACCTGATGGAAAAGAAAATGGCGCTTTCATCGTAGGTCAAGATTTTAGACAAGTAACTCTACTTAAGAATTTATTGCAAACAGATAGTGCTGTTCCTGGTGGATTGTTTACTGAATCAGTTGGCAGAACGTTAAATAAGTTGGCAATAGGTTCTATTAACAGTGGTCCTTTCACGCGTGACGTATTGATTGAAGGTCAAACATCGATGGCACGTGCATATATCGATGATTTTGATAGTGCAAACATATGGTACCACCAGTCAGAAGAAACAGGATATAAAGCATTTCAGGCGTCCGAAACCATTGAAATTGTTAACGGCGGCGCTACAACAGCTATAATAAATAGTATCTTAAAGGGCAAAGTAGATCCTTTAACAGGCGAGTTACTCTATATCGATAATCGAGCAGCAGTAATTCGTTCAACAGATCAAGCAGAAGATATTAAGATCGTTATTCAACTCTAAGGTTTTAGACAATGGCAAAAGATTTTACTGAACAGGTTTTCCGAACCACCTATAAAGACGATTTTAAAGATAGTGATAACTATCATAGAATCCTGTTTAATAGTGGCCGTGCTCTACAAGCAAGAGAACTTACTCAACTACAAACTATAATCCAGAAAGAAATTTCTAGACTTGGTAGTAATTTATTTGTTGAAGGCGCTGCAATTCAAACCGCAGGCCTAAAAGTTACTAACAACTATGAGTTTATTAAATTAGCCCCACCTAGTGTACTTCCTAGCAATTTGGCGCTAATGGAAAATAGTATATTCGAAGGTTTAGATTCTGGTATTAAAGTACGCGTTAACCAAGCAGTATCAGCAGTAGACGCTGATCCGGAAACTTTGTATGTAACATACTTAGATGCACCTGCTCAAATTGGAGTTGGCGAAACTGTTTCTAGAAGAGTTATTCCTGGCGAAACACTTACCGGTATCGTTAATGGTAACGTCGTAGATGTTGTAGTACAAACTACTAACAGTTCTATTAATCCTGCTTTGGGCAAAGGCTCATTGTGCGAAATTAGTGAAGGTAGTTTCTTCGTACAAGGTCATTTTGTATTTTGTCCTGCCCAATCGATTATTTTAAGCAAATACACAAATAATGCTTTTGCTAATGTTGGCTTTAAAGTCATACAAGATATTGTCACGTCAGATGATAATATTGCATTATACGATAACCAAGGTGTTACTCCTAATTTGGCATCTCCTGGTGCCGATCGATACCGTATTAGATTACAACTTATTGATCAAATCAATATAGCATCTGATGAAACATTTGTACATTTAAGCAATATTCAAGCCGGTAAGATTGTAAGTCAAGTGACTACTACTTCTGGTTTTAATTCTATTCGCAAAGAACTTGCTCTTAGAACATTTGAAGAATCTGGTAACTACATTAAAAAGCAGTTTAAATCGCATTTTATTCCTAACGATATTAGTTCTTTAAAGTTAAAAATTACTCCAGGTATTGCGTATATCAATGGCTATAGGATCGAGAAGATCGACTCCAGTCAAATCATCGTACCTAAGCCACAAGAAACTATGTTACAAAATAACGATGGTCTCTCGGTTAATTACGGCAACTATTTTGAGTTTACTGCCGATGCTGCTTCATCTGGCGGAAACTTATTTAATATCGGTACTTGTCAAAAAGTTTATCTTAAAGACGCAACTAATGCTACTTATGGTGAAGCACGTGTCCGTGCAATACATGAAGGAAGCAATGGTAAGTATAACCTACATGTATTTGATATTAAGAAAACAACTACCAATGGTTCTCTTACCATAAGAGATATCGATACGATTTCTTCTGTTGAAGGTGCTAATACCGATTCAAATCCATGGATCACTACTTCTAAAGATGCTTCTGGTTATACTGTAATTAAAGAGCCGAATAGTAATGCTCTATTATTCCCGTTGCCTATCTCTAGACCTAAGTCTTTATCTGATGTATCTTTGACAGTATCTAGATTGTTTGCGCCATTAATTACAGACGGTTCTGGCGAAGTAACAATCTCATTGTCCGGAGACGAAGATTTTACCAATATTAATGATTGGATTGTATCAGATCCAACAAATACAATTAATATTACTCGTAATATTGCTTTAAGTGGTTCTCAGTCAGCAACCATTTCTAATCTTCCGGCTTCTACTAGTGTTAGTATTTTGGCTTACGTGTCAAAAGGCGTCGGTTCTATAAGACAGAAAACATTAACTGAAGTTACTACAACAGCAACTTTAGTAACTGACCCAATTAGCAATCAGAGATATATTCCGCTATCTAAGTCTGACATTTACAATCTTGTAAGAGTTACTGCTACCGATTCAGATGGCGATAGTTTGTTAAATTCTTTCACATTAGACAATGGTCAGCGCGATGGCTATTATGGTGATGGTAGACTAATATATAGCGGATCTGGTTTAGATTCGGCTGCAGCTCCAGTATTTGTAAGATTTAAATATTTTACCCACGGTGCTGGTGACTTCTTTGCTGTCAATTCTTATACTGGTCAGTTAGAATATAGCGAAATTCCATCACATAGATTGCAGAATGGTACAGTAATATCATTGCGCGATGCTATGGATTTCAGACCATCTACTAATGGTTCCGGCGTATTTACAGAATCTAGAGTAAGCGAATTACCACAGCCTACTAGTTTAGTAAGAGCCGACACTGAATATTATATGCCACGATTTGATAAACTATGTTTGTCAGAAAATGGTGAAATGCGATATATTGTTGGTAGTTCATCGCTAACTCCAAAATACCCTACAACTCCATTGGGTTGTATTGATCTTTACAAGTACGAGTTAAATGCAAATACATTGCATACGCAAGATCTTAAGTCTAAAGTATTGCCTCTTAAAGGTTATACTATGGCAGATATTGGTAGACTTGATAAGAAAATAGAAAAGCTCGAAGAAGTGACTACTATGTCATTGCTTGAGTTGTATACTGCACAAACTAGAATAGTTGACTCAGACGGTAACGATCGCATTAAGGCAGGTTTCTTTGTAGATAACTTTAAAGATCATCGCTATACTGATACTAAGAGTATTGAACATAGAGCGTCATTAGATCCACAGCATTTGTATGCGCGGCCATCATTTACAGAAAGAGCAGTAGACGTATGGTTTGATCAGGCTGAATCAACAAATACTGTTAAAAAAGGCGATAAAGTATTACTAGATTTTACTGAAGTAGCACATACTTCTCAGACCGTTGCTTCTAAATCTGTCAATGTCAACCCATTTATGGTTGAATATTTCGATGGTAACTTACGATTGTCTCCTAGTGGTGACAACTGGAAGAACTCAGAGATCGATGCTCCTGCTGTGGTTGATGGTGGTACTAGATTAGATACTACTCAAGCACTATTGTGGAACAACTGGGAATGGAACTGGAATGGTGTAGACATTAATGATCTACAGGTAGGCGCAAGTCAGTCTCAGACTAGTATTACTACCAGTACTACTCAAAATGCTCAGACTGAAATAGTCAGTGGCAATAGTGTTACTCAAAATGCCGGATACTATACGTACTACGGCGATATCGGCGTTTCTATTAATCTAGAAGGTATCGGAAGTTTAGGTTATGTTAATATCGGTTCAGGAATAGATCCTGCA